CATCACTCCTTGGAGAAAATATACGAAATGGTCATCGGGAGAGAAGATGAAACTGACAGCTGAACAACATGGCGAAATGGTTTTTCATATCTTGTTTAATGATTATCACAGACCCTTTGTAAAAGGCAAAGCGAACAAATCAAAGATTGAAGACCAAATTATAATCGGTATGTACAAAAAGGAAATCCCACCATGTACACAAGCAGACGTAGACATGGTAGTACTCTTAGTAAATGATCTTATTGCAAATGGTATTGACAACTAATTAATATGGAAGTTCGTAATGGTTGAGAAATTAGTCGGTATACCCCGGCCTAATATTGTGAACCTCAAAGAATGCGAGGATCGTCGAGAGTATATGTCTAATGCGCTTAGTGCATTGGGTGTAGACCTTGTACGGTTTTATCAATTTGAACGGTATGAAAACTCCAATGTAAAAGCCTTCTGTGATGACATGATCGAACCTTACTGGATCGACAAGGGTACAACAACCTCACACCTACTCACAATCAAAACATGGTTAGAAGAAACGGACGAAGAGGTTGGTCTGTTCATGGAAGATGACGTGGATTTCTCTACAGTCCAACACTGGAACTTCACCTTCGAAGAGTTTCTCTCAAGGATGGGTACAAAGTGGGGCGCACTACAATTAGGTATCGTACACGAAGGAACTCCTAACATGGTTCCTCGTAAACGTGAACAACAAGATCATGGACTTCAGTGTTACATGTTAAAACGTAGATATGCAACTAAGTTAGTTAAGTTCTATTTCAATCAGGGCGATGACACGATACATTATAGAATGCCCGTTGGAGCGGCGTTGTCTTTAGAGAACGCAGTCTTATGGGGGTTTGACAGAGTATTTACCTTTCCACTGTTTAACCACAATGTGACGGAGTTCACATCAAACAACATCTTCAGTCCAAACGCACAGGTTCAAGCGTCTATAAGATCCTATCATACCATTAGAGCATGGTGGGAGAATACAGGCAGAAACCTCAGTCTGGATGAAATATTCGAAAACAACACAATAGATTACTAAAAGGAAAAATTATGAGCGTAGTATATAAAGGTCAAGTGATTGATTCTGAACTATCTAAAAACTCGTTTGGTGGCACAGAAATGATGCGTGAACGAGTTATCAAGAATGTAGACCCACAGTGGTTGGATAAAGTTGCAATTCACTTTTCTCGTCCACGTCAATTGTTCGATGATGTATTGAACATCATGTACTGCCACGATCTTGCAGAAGATCCAGAGAATAATATTCTTGCGAATGGTGGATGGCAAAAGTTTGATCACTTTGTCTTTGTCTCTGCATGGCAACGTGACCAATACATAGATAGGTTTGGTATCCCTTATTCGAAGAGTACCGTAATCTACAATGCGGTGGAAACACAATATGACCCTTATCAAAAAGATGTGGAAACAATTCGTTTCATTTATCACACTACTCCTCATAGGGGTTTGGAGCTTCTCGTTCCTATTTTTGATTCTCTATCTCAGCATTTTCCTAATATTCATTTGGATGTTTATTCGTCTTTTGGGATTTACGGTTGGGAACAGAGGGACGAACCATACAAACCTCTTTTCGAAAGAATCGAAAACCACGAAAAAATGACCTATCATGGGCATCAACCTAATGATGTTGTCTTGGAAGCTTTGAAGAAGTCTCACATCTTTCTCTATCCAAACATCTGGAAAGAGACATCGTGTATTGCAATGATCGAAGCAATCAAAAACCAATGTATTGTCATTCATCCAAACTACGGTGCATTGACAGAGACTGCGGCTAATGCGACAATCGTTTACGAATATAACGAAGACAAGGGTGCACATGCGAACTATGCATTCTCCATTGCTGCACAACTCCTCAAAGTTCAACAGGAGAACCCAAACTATTTTAATCGTTTCACATTCAGTGATCGATACAACCTTGCGAGAAACAATATCGATTCCTTCACAAACGTGTGGAATCAGGTTCTCTCGCTACTAGTACAGGAGTCCGAAAAATAACAGCTTGACATTACTGCCAAAATGTACTACAATTATGGTAATGTAAATTTGTTGGAAATTATAATATGGCAATCTTAGTAGATTTTAATCAGGTGATGCTCGCCTCGTTCTTCGCAGCGACTGGTGGTCACGCCAATGAAAATGACATTGACGAGTCAATGATTCGTCACATGTTTCTCAATTCAATTCGTTTCAACCGTAAGAAGTTTACGGAAGAATGGGGCGAAATTATTATTTGTTGTGATAGTAAGAATGTATGGCGAAAAGATATATATCCTTACTACAAGGCAAATCGGAAGAAGGCTCGTAATGAGTCTGATATCGACTGGAACAAACTTTTTACAGTTGTTCACAAGATTCGTGACGAACTAGACGAATTCTTTCCTTACAAAGTCATAAATATTGATCGATGTGAGGCAGATGATATTATTGGAACAATCTGTCACCGTGAAGGAACTGAACTAAATACAGGTAGTGAAAAGTATTTGATCTTGTCTGGTGACAAGGATTATATTCAATTACATAACTATGCAAACGTTGGTCAGTATGATCCAGTACGTAAACGGTGGATCCGCAATGATAATCCTGAGAGATATTTCAAGGAGCATCTATTGAAGGGTGACGCAGGGGATGGAGTACCAAATGTTCTCTCTCCAGATAACTGTTTAGCGATTGGTGAACGTCAAAGACCAATGACTTCCAAGAGACTATACACTCTTTTGGATCAAGGTGAAAAGGGAATGTCTGAAGAAGTTCTTTCTGCATTCCATCGTAATCGTATGATGATTGATCTGAATGAAGTGCCCCAAAACTATAAAGACGAAATTGTAGAGAAGTTTGATGAAGAAAAAACAGTTGGTAGAGAACACCTCTTCAACTTCTTTGTTAAAAATAAACTAAAGAACCTTCTCACTGATATACAGGACTTTTAAAAATGAAACGATTGGCGATATCTATCGTATTGGAACGTGCCGCAAAAATGCGGTCAAAGAAAGAAAAGACAGAGTGGCTACAGGCTCACGACTCAGTACCTATGCGCACATGTCTTAGATTGTTGTATGACGAAGGTGCAGAATTCCTTGTACCAGATGAAGCTCCACCCTATAACAAAAATCAGACACCTGATGAAGGTATGATGTTATATCACGAGTTTCGAAAACTTCGCATCTTTGTAAGAGGTGGTGGTTACGATAACCTAAACCAAACAAAGAGAGAATCTCTGTTCATCGGACTACTAGAAGACGTTTGTGAGTCTGATGCAGATATGCTCTGTAAGATGATCACTCGACAGAAGATCAAAGGTCTTACAAAAGCAACAGTGGAAGAAGCATTTCCACGTATTTTTATAGATCCAATCAAACTGAGTTAAAGGACAATGGCAAAAAAATTCAAGAACTTCCGCAAAAATGATCATTACGATGATGAATGGGGCGATGTTAATGAAGACCGTCTCAAAGAAAAAGAACGTGCTAAAAAGAATAAGCAACGTAAGCAAGAAGTACGTGAACGAAAACACATAGCGTTTAAAGACTTTAGAGATAATTGAAAAAAATTTGAATTAATTTCAAATTAGGGCTTGACATTTGGTGCATTATAGACTATATTAATAGTGTACTAAGAAAGAAAGATATATTATGTTTGCTACTAAAGAAAAAACCATCCTCACCGATTGTGACGGAGTTCTATTAGACTGGGAGTACGCTTTCGGTCAATGGATGTACCGGCATGGTTATCGGGTTGTCCAAGATGGTTGCTATGATATGGATACCAAATACGGTATCGAACGGAAAGAATCAAAACGGTTGGTTCGGATGTTCAACGAGTCTGCTTGGATTCGGAAATTGCCTCCTCTTCGGGACGCAATAAAATACGTGAAAAAACTCCACGAAGAACATGGATATGTATTCCATGCGATTACTAGTTTGAGTAACGATCAATACGCTCAACATCTACGGTCTAAGAACCTTCGGGAACTCTTTGGTGAGACTGCCTTCGAACGGTATGTCTACCTTGACACTGGTGCTGATAAGGACGACGAACTCGAACCTTATCGGGGAACTGGTTGTTACTGGGTTGAAGATAAACCTGAGAACGCTGACTTAGGTCACGATCTTGGCCTAGATACTTTACTAGTCGCCCACAGTCACAACGTAAGTTACGATGGCCCTGTCAAGCGGGTTCGGGACTGGAAGGAGATTTACCATATTATCACAGGATAGAGTATGCCAACATACAACTTTAAAAACATAAATACTAATGAAGAATTTGAGGTCACTATGAAAATTAGTGACCTTGACGCATATAAGGAAGCGCATCCTGAGTTGAAACAATTCATATCGAAACCACCATCTATTGGTGATTCGGTTCGTTTAGGGTTGAGGAAACCAGATGCAGGCTTTCGTGATGTACTAAAAAATGTGAAGCAACACCACCCTGGCTCTAGAAATATCCAGAACAAGATAAACGATTGGTAAGATGCCGAGATTAACAGTTAAAGGTCACTTTCATGTAGGACACGCTTCTCCTACACCAAACCCCTTTCATAAAACTCCGTACGTAGCGGGGCAAGATAAGGTGTGGGGTGGTGGAAGAGAAGTGATCCGTATTGGTGACAAAACTGGTTGTGGAGATCCCGCTGTTGGTGGATCATCTAAAGTTCGTGCGGCTGGGTCTTTTGTGCATAGGTTTGGTGATGCAACAGGTGGTCATGGATCTTGGGTTGCGAATAGTTCAGCAGGTGGCTTGTTTAAGATTAACGTAGGACAATGATATGGCAAATCCAGACTATGCTGCGTTACT